GTTACCTGCGATGCTGCGAGCAGTACCGGGGCGATCAATACCTTGTTGCTGACTGTCATAATTTCACCTTAAAGTTGGATCTGAGTTAAGAATACTGAGGCAGAAGACGCTGCAGGCGAGAATGCTGTTGCAGGTGTTGCGTCAAGTCGTAAGCTAGTTGTGTCTGCAGCCCATCGAACCTCAACGTAGTCTCCAATAATAAGGCTGACTTGGTACATATAAGAAATTAGCTTGGTGTCGCCGTTGGCCTTAATAGTAAAGTTTGCCCCGCTGTTGGCCACGTCAGTGCTGTTGATCGCTATCCATGCGTAAATCGTAGACGATGACGCGGTGGATGATGTCGCTTGGAGCTTGACGTTTACTTGATATAACCCAGCATTATCTACGGTAAGTCTTGTGCCAGATACCAATGACACGCCTTGTTCTGATCCAGCTCCATTAAACGTAACCTCATATGCCGTATTGGGTGCTACTGGCGTCTGATCGATAGTTGAATAGTAGTTAGCATAAGACAAACCTATTGGAACGGTTGTTCTAACCATTACCTCACCAGCAGTGGCGTCAACCACCATAACGGCAGCCACAATTATCACAGCATTAGGGGCTGTTGGCCTCACGTTAGTGAAGTACCCAGCGACGGTTGGTGATGCGTACAGAATATCGCCCTTGGCCCAGACTTCTCCAGCCGCAGCGCCAGTGGTGTCGAAGTCTCGAACCCTGCCGTACAGTGTCGCCATGCCGATCTCGCCATCAGGCAAGTCTTGAGTAAGAACGCCGATAAAATACTCTGATGGGAGCGATCCGTCTGCAATGTATGGCGAGCATTTGATGTAACCATTGACGCCAGCGAACCCAACTACAGTTCCATTTGGGATCAACGACCCAGTGACATTCTCAACGTGCATGTAGGTCTCTTGGCCTACCTGCTGTACAACTTCATTTTTGTGGCCAATGTTTAGTGTGTCATCGAAATCGTTCCACCACATCCTGCCCCTTGCGTAACCAATAGGCGCGTATCTGTCCACATCAATTGCGTCAACTACTGGGTGCTTGATCTCAGGCGCAACTGGGGCGCTTGTGAGCAACTCTAATGCTTCGGCTATACGCAGCAAGGCTGCGCTGTTGCTTTCAGCCCTAGCCATCGCTGAGACGGCATCAATGCCAACCTCTTCGATCAGCTTGAACAGAGTTACCAAGTCGCCAGGGATAATCTCAAACAGTTGCTCAAATGCCCGAATGGATCGCTGGTCAGGAAGGAACTTCGCCAATTCTTCGCGTGTTAGTGGTCTAGGATTGGCCATCAGAACATCAATGGCTCAATTCGAGCCTCCAGTCTGGCAAATGACAGGTGCGCCCTGCTGTCGCCGGTAAACTTCTGAATCCTCCAGTTACGCATCTTGCCTTGTCGCCGCCAGCACAATCTCTTCTGGAAGTCGCCTGGCCCACCAGTGGCGATGGGTGCGTCAGCAGTGTAGTCGATACCGTCATAAGACCATGACGTGCTGATGACCGTATCCGCGTCAACTCGCCCGGTTAATGCCACCAGCTCAAGGTCGTGGAATACTGCCCCCATGCCTGAGTTGTAAACGATAGCGGTGCCAAACTCCCACCGGACAATCTCGCCCCAGTGAGCGCCATTGGTGTCGGAGAACGTACCCAGTGCGGTTGATTGTGGATCTGCGATTAGCCACTTGTTGTATGCCCAGACAAATGATCTAGCGCGATACTGGGAGAATCCTGTGATGGCAGATGTCATGACAAGCCAAACTGGCACCCGTAGCTGTGCGCTTGCAGTGGCGTCATAGACCAATGTTCGATCAGGAAGGTGGACGTACAGGTAATCATGAGCCTTGTCGTTTCGAGCCTCGACCAGTGATATAGACAATTGCTCTTCAGTGTAATCAAGCAAGATGGTGTCAATTTCATTAGAGCTGATCTTGATGGTCTGCCCAGAGGCTCCCATGTAGATGCTTGGTGCCTCGTTTCGGCCTGACCCAACAAAGGCTATCGCCTCCATGAATACGCAGCAGGCGTGAACCCCTACGCAGCCCTTGGATATCTGTGCGCCATCAATGCGAGCAAACGGGAATAGATCGCCGCCAACGTTATCAAATACCTCGATGGTGTAACGGTTTAGTGCGTGGATCTCGTTGCGTAACTTCAGCAGCGCGACCACAGGGTCAGGATCAATCTCAGACGCCCCATACTTCAGCGGATTGACAGCAAGAGGATTATTTAGTTCAGTGACAACCAAGAATTCGCCGTCAGTGGTCATGAAGTAGCCGTCAACCCATACCATGTCAACAACAGTGCCAAGGTCAGGGTCGGTCACTTGGGTGAGAGTGGCTCCATCCCAGTAGAATAGGTTTCCATTGCTGGCGATTGCCAATAGGTCAAACGAGTAATTGAACGTGACGTGCTGGTCGAACGTGGAGCCGCCAACGTCACCAAGGATTGTAACGACGTTATCTTCTGAAACAGAGATCAGCTTGCTGCCAGAGACTCGATAGCAGACATCGTTCCAGTTAATGCCGCCACGGTCAACGCCAATGCCAACGGCTTCAGCAATCATCCCCTCGCCTGGTCGCAGGTAGCTGTTACTGATCCCAGTCGCCACCGGAACCGGAGCAAGGTTGACAGGATATAGAGTCCTGAATCGCGGGTCTGCATCGACGTACACACCGCTCAGGATTGGAATTTCCATGTCTACCCCTTAATTTTGCCCAGTAGCATCTTCAATGCCGTTGCATTCCACGGAAAGAGCCAGGCAGAGAATTTGTGACCATATACGGATTCCATGTGCTCGCGTGAAACCCAAGACCTTGACCAGTTGTCAATATACCGCCCATTATATCTCAATACCGCGTGCCCACCACCATTCGACGTAGTGACCAAGAATACCTTGGCGCTGCCGAATATAAGCTCGTACCAGAATTTTGATAGCGATCCGGTCTCGATGAACAGAGCGGTCAGGGCAAAGTCATCACAATCGCCTCGATACTTTCCATCAGCGTCAGGTTTCATGATACGCCAAGTATCTATCTTGCCATCTGACTCGTACTCGAATCGCTCTGCTAGGTCTTTGATGTTAATGGGACTCTCCGACTAGATGCCTTGACCTGGTGTGACGTACACAACAGCAGTACCAGACGCTGACTTGCCAGTGAAGAACGCGTTGGGGCCAAGTCGCAGCACCTCACAGGTTCCAGCAAGTAACGGGATAGACGTTGCCACTGCGCTGGCGTTGGCAATAGCTGCAGCAGACGTGGCACCGACACCAAGAAAGACAGTGACAGTGCTGTCATTGACAATTCGGTACTGGCCTGCGCTAGTGCCTGACGTATCACCTATTGGCGCTTGCACAGCAGTTGGTGGCGTTGGTGTGGCAGCCGTGAATGAGACTGTTGCCCCCAGGGGTGCGAATGGCAGAACGAATGTTGACATATTATTCTCCTAAAATTGTGTCTTGATTATGTTAGTCAACAAGCGAGGCGGCGTATGCAGCCTGTGACTCAGCCGTAAATACAGCTTGTACGATTGCCAACACATCTGGCTCCTCGTTCAAGAAATCATCACCCGGCGTGACCACTCGACGGTGGAATGACCGGCTGATCTCTTCACCGTCCCGGCTAATGATCGTAGCAGTACGAACCTGTACCACTGGGTATCCAGCAGTCATTTGTAATACTTCAATCTTGTCGTTTAATGTTGCTTCTGTAAGTGCCATGCGGCCTCCTTGTTTATCGCCCTATTGGGCCTGTCCACCCGTTACGGGCATTAAAGATTACCTTCTGAAACCCATGTTCCAGGCGTTCCTGCTACTGTACAAATCCAACCTTTATTTGCACCAACAGATGGTACAGAATTAAACACTCTATCACCCACATTCCAAGTTCCAGTCAATGGAGCTGTTGGGGCGTAGTATTGACGATAACGATTGCCAAGTCCTCCGGCAATTTTTATCAATTGAGTGCCTACAACGTCACTAATTGGCGCAGCCAACGCCGTGAAAGTGCAATCTGTCAAAATAATATTGCCAGTGCCATTGGCATCAATATAGTAATTTGCAATTGCCGTAGAAGTTGATCTACCAATTAAACAATTGTAAAAATTTACGGTGCCGGAAGTTTCAATTGCAAAGTTTCTAGTTCCCGAGGATGTGCTTGGAAATCCAGCATTTACGAACTGGGAGTTTTCAAAAAACACATCGTATGTTGCCAAACTACCTTGGTCAGCCCACATATTGCCACCGCAATTGTTCCAAAAGCAATTGCTGATTTTTATCACGCCGGATGGTGCTCCTGAAGGGCTGTAAAACGCAGAAACAGATGACCCTGTAATGCTTACATTGTCGATGGTTACGTTAGAAGCATTGTTGCCAATTTTGACGCCAGATACGTTTGCTGAAATAAATCCGTTGGATATTTTTATGGTTGTTTGAGCAATTTTTATTACGTCATGCAATACGCCATAAGCAGAAAATCCATCAATAGTTATCCCGCTTGAGTTTGTAAAATCGCAAATACCAACGTCCGCAATTGCCAAATCATCGCCTTGTAAATTTACATCAGAGATTTGCCAATTTTGGGCATTGTTTGCAGAAAATACT